TGAAGAAGTGGTCAAAGTATCTTACCCATGGTAATTCTTGACCTTCACCTGCTGGTAAGAATCTAATAACGGCATACCCATTACCTGATTCATCGACAGTTGGTTTCCAGAATCTTTCGTCTTCATACGATTTCTTCTGAGTTGTGGCACCCGATGCTTCTTGCACCGCTGAAACGAGTTTTGAGACATCTGTTCTATTGGTCTTTAAGTTTGCGAATGACATGTATTTCTCCTTTGTATTCGTTGTATTATTTTTGTCCACTTACACATAATATAAAATTGCTCTCATTATACTTGTTTACACAAATAAAGTCAAGCATTATTTAACATCATTTAAAACAATGTATTCCCTTTAGGTAGCATATGTAAATTCATACCTTCTGCTTCAACTTGGTCTTTTATAGCAGGCGATATATATTTCTTTACATCTTCTATCTCAATATTATTCTTTTCGCATATATGGACAATAGCATCAATGTAACCATGTCCATCGCTTTTGACGGATTCAAGAATCATTTCAGTAAACTTTTTCTTTGTTAGAAAATTATTACTTTCGTTCTCTTCTTTCTCTTGCTTTTTTATTGTTTCGTTCTCTGGTTTCGTCATTTTGTTCTTTTAAGATTACGTCACATATCCACCTTTTCAAACCATAGGGTGTGACGGGTGCATTGTTCTCGATTATCTTTATGTGTTTCCAAGTTATGATAAGACTTGTATAATTATTATACTTATCGTCTGTAAATGCCCATTTAAAAGTATGGGGATTTTCTTCGTATCTATTATTATCTGGATTGTCAACGTCTTTGCCAAAGTAGTCGTAGTATACCCAACTACCATTTATTATTTCACCAGCATTATAACTACCATGTTCCCATTCAAATGGTTTCGGGTTTTGTTTATATACTTTTCTTTTTTTCACAAATAGTTCTCTATTCATATTTATATACCTCTCGTCTAAAATGCTATTATAACATATTTAAACGAAAAAGTCAACCAGTGAATTTCTTACGTTCTTGTCTGCGAGACGTTTATCGAAGATATTTTCTAGTTGTTTCTTCCAATTTTGTAGACTATGTTTTTCTTTAGTTTTTTCTGAAATGTCTAGTCTAGTTGTATGTGGTAATTTACTTAACTCTTTTACTGTTTCAATGAAGTCTGACTTACTACAATTTCTAGGTAGTTTTCGATAATGACTTTTATGTACTGCTATCGATTCACTTGCATGTTTATTAGATTTATCTGTAATTAATATTGCAGGAAGACCATGACCCAATGCCTCTTGAGCAGTAATACCATACGATTCTTCTGGACATGTTGAACAAAATACTTTACACTTTGCTATTGTTTCGAGAACAACATTATGTTCTAAATCAAATAAAGTTGTTTGTGGTTCTTGCCAATGTCTGTTCTTATCTAAATACTCTGCATTATTTTTATATGCAATATCATTTGTTAAAACTAAACTAGTTAATTCATTGTCTGATTGTTTGTGAACATAGAATGGATTCTTGCTTTCATATGCAGACCCAATCGTGCCAACGTCATAAGGTTTTTTAGCATAAACTACTTCATTACCTTTTAGATAAGATGGGTGAATGTGACCATGTATTTCATCAAAGTCTGAACCAGTAGTTCTAATTGATTGCTCTCTAAACCATTCTTCTTGATACTCACTTACCATATAAACATGAGCATTCAATAATTGTAACTGTTTTAAATAGTTGCATTTGTTTTCAAGTGCAATAGTTCTAATGAGTGGTTCATGCCAGATTGCAACGATTGGTATGCCTAGTTTCGAAAGATAATTACCCATACCCAATTGATTTAACATAAGCATGTCTGGTTCGTATCGACCAATTGCTGATTCAACTATCTGTCTTATCTTGTTTGCTTTTTTGTCTTCTTCTGTCACACGTACAGGTATGACATCAAAATTATCTGCAACTTCTTTAATAAATTTTTCTATGCCACCAACCATCTTGGTCGAATTGACATCGAAACCTTTATGTGCAGAATAAGGTAAAACTATTTTCACTTACTGAATCTCGGGTCTTGAAAGTTTCTATCGAGAATCATATTGTAATTATTCACACCCTTAGATAGATGTATGTTGTCTTTGAATTTAAGTTTGTTTTTCTTAAATGGATTATAGTTTACATGGTGATGCCATCTTCCGTATCGCCAGACGACCGTGGCAACGTCTGGGTGCATGTCTGCCAACATCTGAGACTTATTAATAGTACCATCAGTATTGTAACCTTCTTTCATTGCATCTGTATTTTCTGCATGATAGAATTCTGCAGTATTACCACCACTAACTGTTTGAGTTGCCATCTTACCCTGCATGAATGCATTGAACTGCAAACAAACATCACCATCTTTCATAACTCTTAAACAAATATCTGTATCTTCATTGTATCTACCACGCCATCTGTGTTTACAATCGTTACGTATTAACAAACAAGAATAGATTCTAGTGTTTGCAACATATGGTGGATACTTTTGATTTGGTGCGATAAAGAATCGATACTGAGGACCAGCAATATAAACATTATCGTATCTGTCAACGAAATCTTCCATGACACGAAAACCTGTAGAACTTTCGAATCGTATTCTTTCATTGTTATGTAATCTGTAGAAGTCTGCTAGATTATCATCTAGCACCCAATGACTTGTTGCACCAATACTAATTGAGTGGTCCCATGCCCAGTTTCTTGCACGACCTGGACCATCACCATGATTCGAAAATGGTGCTTCTAATAATGTCACATATTCACGAATATCAAACGTGTCAAGTGCTTTATCATAGTCTTGCATGTCTTGTGGTTCGACTACGATATAATGTGGTATCTTCATACGTGATAAAGACCTAGATGTAATCATTGAATCTGCACGACCTTTCGAGACAATATACATTGGGTGTCTGAGTGGAAAAGTAAACCCGTCATCTACCCATCGAAGAAATCTATTCTTTGTAATATCTAACTTAGGGTGCCAGATAGCATTTGTTTTTTCTGTAAGTTCTTGACCAATACGTTTAGCAAAGTCTTGATAATGTTTCTCTGTACGAAAATGCATATGTATTGTACGAAACGATGGGTTTTCTTCTTGCACATATTCTGGCATGTCAACCCAATGTTCTTTCCATTTTGCATTGACATCTGTCACACCTTCTTTGACTTCTATATCTAATGCTGAATCACTCTTGTTTTTAGAACGAGGAAGTAATAAGTTCTTATCAATCTTAATACCAGTAGGTTCTTCTTCTTCACCAAATAGTGAAGTCTCAGGGTCTGCTTGTGGATAAAATGCAACTTTAGTTTTGTAGTCTATACATTGACCAATCAAAGAGCAGTATTCTGCCATGTCATCGACATTACGAAAATGCACATATAAAACTTTATGCACACCTGCTTTTTCTTCTCTTGTTAAAACTTTATCGGGGAGGGCAGTAGTCAGTTCTTCGCCGACATACTTATCTAATGTTGCTTTGTAGTCATCTTGAATTCTATTATCTGTATCTAGATAATTATCATAAGATGCACTTTCTTTTACTTCTTCCATGTATTCTCACGTATTATTTGTATTCGTTGTATTATATCAGGAGAATCAAGTAAAGTCAATATCAAACTTTATTAAATTCTCTAGACGAAATGCTCTCCACTGTTGAACATCTAAATCAAACACTTTGATAACTCTATCTGTATCTTGATAGTGCCAAAGCATTTCTGACTTTGGCATTTTATCATCTGGTATTTCAGACTCCATAAGAGTACATTTCATGTCTCTTGTACCACCATCTTTCTCTTTAAGAAATTTGATATCTACAATATTATTTATAAGAGTTTTAACTACTGTAGTTCTTTCTAACTCTAAGAAGATATGAGACATTCGAAATACATTTCCTTAAGTTGTTCACCTTTACCTTTACAAACTTCTGCTAGAATTTCTTCTTTAGATAAAGCATCTATATCTGTCATGATACTAGGTTTTACAATTTCTTGCATTGTTGAACTTAAATATTTAAAGTATTTAGGATTTGCATAACTAACTGTCAAACTTTTACAATCTTTAAAATCGTTTGCAGTTCCTTTAAATGCAGAAGATGAATTTGGTTTGTATGTTTTCATTTTACTGTGAAGTTCAGAATTTTTCCAATCAAACTCAAGTATAGCAATACATTTACCATTAGATGTCCAACTAGTTGCTACACATAACATGTCATCTTTACTAAACTGATTTGCTTTTTGTTTTGGATTTGCTGGAGAACCAAATGCAATAGCACCACTACATGCTTTTTTTGTCTTACTTGTTTCTGATATAGGAACATAAGACTCAGATTTTACTTCTACTGGTCTGCCGTCTACATACCCATCATAGTCACGAGTATTTTCATCTAACTCATAACCTAACTTATGAAGAACTAGTTCTTCTTTATATACACCAGATGAACTGCCACCAGTCAATATCATTTTGATATACTGTTTTTCTTTCTCTGGTATCTTACCATCATTAAAAGCATACTTCATCATTGATGAAAGTGCTTCTTTACCTATTTGTCTCGCCATTTTATACCTCTCGTATGTTTGACATTTAAATTAGAACCTAACTGGCATAACCAGCGGGTTCACCAAATCCTGCATATGCTTCTGCGACAAACCAATTTGGTATATCACGTTTAGTCCACTTTGCAAACCCAATCTTTTCTTCGACATAATATTTTTGATATGCTTTGATTGAATCGCCAGGTACTTTGCAATAATCTGGCATTGCTTGTGGAGGTTCTACGAACCCATTGTCTTTTATATTCTTAGGAATATTACCTAGTAAATTACCTAGTAATCTCTCTGTAGAATGAATCTTACCATATCGATACGTATACTCAACACACAACCACATAAACAAACGATACAACCATCGATAATGTTGAGAACTCTGTCTGACC